GCCGTTTGATCTAATCAAGCTATCTGGCAAGCTCACGTTGTACGCTAACAAGACCTGCACAGCGCAGCTTACATCTATTCGCGGTCTTCGTGTGGCGATCGTAGCTCGTGAGGTCATCGGCGATCAGTATGTAGTAACAGCCCGATGCGAAACGCCGACGGGCAGCTACTCCGAGGACATAGGAGCTGTTACGATTGGCGGTATGCGTGGCGATGCTGCTAGCAATGCTATGAAGAAAGCAGCAACGCAGGCAAAGCGCAGGGCGATCTTGAGTGCGTGCGGTCTCGGTATGCTTGATGAAGAGGAAGTTGTGCAAGTGCAGGGCGCGGAACGTATCGAATTGCCGCCTATAAAGCCCGCTACGACGTCAGAGCAGGACGAAGCTATAACGGAGTGGCTATCGGCTATCGATGCCGCTACGGGGCCAGAAGAGCTAACGGCGATTGTGATGCAAATCAAGAGCGTAGACGAAGGTATCAAAGCACCGATCCGCGAATACGTAGCACGACGTGCTAAAGAACTCGATCTCGTATGGAGCAAGGGCGCATATACGGAGGTGCAGCGATGAAGATATACATTTTGTCAGCGGATGAGTATAGCGATAACCACATAGTCGGAGTTTATGATAGCTGGCAGTCTGCGTATGATAAAGCATCTTTTGACAACCAGTATGCAATAGAAGTACGTGGGATAAACAGCACAGATTTTTATGGCTATCACTGGGTTGTTACAAGTAAATATGACCCATATCGCTACGAATACGACTTACAATACAGCCGCGACATTGATCCAACGGAGGAACAGCGATGAGAAAGCTAGGAACATGGAAGCAGCCAAGCGGATTCTATTCGGTGGTTGATCTCGATGCTGACTTCTGCGTTGCAGATTGCCTACCGACTATGCAAGTTGCAAAAGAGATCATGCGATTACTGAATGATGCGTACGAAGATTGCGAAGAAAACAACCCAGCTCTAATAATGCTGGAAAAATTAACCTACAAACCAACGGAAGGGGAGCAAGGATGAGCAATATATATTCGGTCGAAATGACCATCACGCCACAAATAGCAAGGGATTTTCTTTCTAAATCCGCAGGCAATAGAGCAATCTCGCATCAGCGCGTAGATATGTTTGCCAAATACATTTTAGAAGGTAACTGGACAATAGACAATAGCGGGCCAGCATTTGACGTTAACGGAAATTTGATTGATTGTCACCATAGACTTTTTGGCGTTGTCAAAGCTGATAGACCTGTGCAAATGATGGTAACGTACAATCTGCCTGTTAAAGCGAAGATGACTATTGATACAGGACGGGCACGTACGCCGGGCGATCAACTGGGAATTGCTGGTATAAAGGATGCCAATGTTAAAGCTGCGGTAGCTGGCGTTGTATTATCATTAGAATCGAAAAATCCTATGTACGATCAGCGCGTTGTAGATAAGATTAAGCAATTCGATATGGCTGCCAACGAAGTCTTTTTCAATACCAAGATCAATGGTACGCGCTACAACAAATACAGAGAGCTTCTAGGCAATGCAAAGTCGATTTTTGCCGCTCATTACCTGATTGACAAGCATTTTCCTCAACAAGCAGATAGATTCTTTGACGTGTTGCAAACTGGAATGCCGCTTCTTCCGCAGGATGAAACCATCATCAACATTCGCGAAACATTGATGCGGCTCAAGAACAATCGGCACATCATCCGCAATTTTGCTATGGCTTCCGGGCTAATCCGCGCATGGGATGCGTGGCGGCAGGGCAAGATCATCAAGCGCGTTAACTTCTTGCACACAAAGGATCGGCCAGTTGATTGGGTGGATGTTAAGTTATTGCGCAAGTCATGAAGCATAGATTGCAAAATGCAGTCTTATTACAACTAACAGAGCAGGGAATGCCCCTGCGATGTCGGTTGTGCAAGTACCACGACGTGGTATGGTTTGGAACAGGGGCGGAGGTTGGGAAGCCAAAGCCCCTACATTTAACACAAGGAGTCAACAATGCACGATAACAACCACGGCACTTGCAGAACATGCAGCCGATTGAAAGAATACGAGCGCGATCAGTTGAGCTACGAAGGATTCTATACCATCTCTGTACCATACGCATTCTGCGACGTGTTAGAGATAGAGCTGGACGATCCAGACGGCTTTTACTGCGCTAACTACAAGCCGCACAAAGGGGGCAAGCATGAGCAGACGTGATGACATCGATTTAGCACGCTTTGCGGCGGATGCTATGGTACTGATCCTGTTCTTTGTGGCTCTCACTTGTATTATTGCCTTTGCCTGCGCACTATACTTCTTCCTTTGGCTAGTGGGGATCGTATGAAGCAGCGTATAGAGCGAGTGAGCATAAGCGGCAAGGTAGTAGCTATCAGAGCATCCGTACAGGCGCAACGCGGCGGTAGATACCGTAAGCAGTTTATAGTAAACGATGCTATCAACGAACAGGATGCAATAGCGGCAGCAAAGGATTATATTGCGCTTATACTGGAGCGGCTATCAAACATGCCGGCAGAACGTGAGATAGTCAAGATAGTAGAAGAGATAGTAGACCAAGCAAAGCTCAAAGATGCGCATAACACGAAAGTACGCGGGGCGGTAGGCAAAGACGTATCAGCGGTGCTTGCACGTTACCCTCTATCTACTACGGTGTTCGGCTATGAAAACACATTGGGCGAATGGGTAAAATAAAAGAGCCGCCAGATTTTCGTCTGACGGCTCACGGAGGGAGCAAGGAGTCACGCACTCACTTACAAGGGGTGAACGAATATAGGGCATAACATGTACCAAGAACAAACCGACCCGGATTTCGTTATCCACCTGATAAGCAGGTTCGATGACGATCAGCTTGTAGAATGGCACGAACGTGCCGGTATCTACGAATACGAAGCTAACATGAGCAGAGATGCAGCGGAATACAAAGCCGCGCTAGATATACTTTCACAAATAGCGCATAGACTGCGCAAGAAGGGCACACGATGAGCAGCGACGCAATCAACATCACGGGCGAGCTGATCCATATTGGACAGACGCAGCAGGTAAAAGACACATTCCAGAAGCGATCTTTCGTAGTCAAGACGCAATCGGAATACCCGCAGGAACTGGAGTGCCAGTTCACGCAAGACAAGTGTAAGGAGCTAGACCGCTTCAAGGTAGGCGATACCGTTACTGCACGTGTAAACCTGCGCGGACGCGGTTACAACAAGCGCGAAGGCGGCATGGGCTGGTTTACGTCGCTCGATTGCTGGAAGATCGACAAGCTAGGCGAAGGCGCACAGGCAAGCAAGGCAACGGTTATTGCAGAACCTACTGATCTTCCCTTTTGATTATGAAGAGGGCTGCAAAGGTGGACATAAACCAGAAAGAGATAGTAGCATACCTACGCAAGATCGGTGCTTCTGTCGCTGTTATGAGCGCAGTAGGGCAGGGCTTTCCCGATCTTGTAGTAGGGTGGCGCGGGCGCAATTACATGATCGAAGTGAAGCAGGCCAAAGGCAAGCTCACGGAAGATCAGTACGAGTTTGCAGCGCATTGGAGGGGCCAGTACGGCGTTGCACGGTCGATAGACGATGCGTGCAACATAATCGGAGCGGATCTACCACGAATTAACGTATTGAAGGAGGACTAGTGCGTCATGGCTCACTTTTTTCGGGGATTGGCGGCTTCGATCTTGCCGCCGAATGGATGCGATGGGATAATATCTTTCATTGTGAATGGGCAGAGTTTCCACGGAAGATATTACATCATTACTGGCCAGAGGCGATAAGCTATGCTGACATCACAAATACAGATTTCAATGTTCACAAAGGAGCTATTGATGTTCTCACAGGCGGATTCCCTTGTCAGCCGTACAGCGCAGCGGGCAAGCGCAAAGGCAAAGACGATGATCGTCACCTCTGGCCCCACATGTTACGAGCTATTCGAGAAATCAGACCTACCTACGTCGTGGGCGAAAATGTTTTCGGGCTTACTACTTGGAATGGGGGCGTGGTACTCGAAGAGGTGTGTGCTGAATTGGAAGCTGAAGGTTACGCCGTACAGCCGTTTATTATTCCAGCTTGCGCCGTCGGTGCTCCCCACAGAAGAGATCGAATATGGATTGTTGCCTACTCCGAAAGCCTCGGATTTGGAGAGGGGCAACAGGAAGCTGGACGAGAACGGGCTCAACGTCAACAGCAAGGGAGTCAGGTACGGTGCAGCTCTGCCACAACTAGCCAAGAGCGGATTGCTTCCGACACCCAAGTGCCAAGAAGCTCGTGGCAATGCGAGCATCGACCGTGGCAAGGCAAATCTGACCGATGTGATAGCTTCGATTTACAAGCCGACTGGCAAAACTTCCCAACTCAACCCCCTATTTGTGGCGGAGATGATGGGATTCCCACCGAACTGGACGGTATTACCATTCCAAAGTGGCGAAGAGAAAGCATAAAGGGCTACGGCAACGCAATAGTGCCACAGGTAGCATTGCAGATTTTCAAAACAATACAAGAGATGGAGGACACATGGACGCAATCGACAGGGGGCTAGCGATCAGCTTGGTGCTGCTAGTGATGTATATCGCACTTGAGATATACGTACATAATAGGAGGGTAGATGACTGAATACCCGAACTGGTTTGACTCGGTAGCACGAGCAAATTTTACAGAATTCCTGCTGCCAGAAGCAGGGCAAGATAACTACCAAGCATTGCAGATTGGCGCATTTGTAGGGCACGCAAGCGATTGGCTGCTACGGTATGTGCTAACAGGTAACAAAGTAATGCTGTACGACGTGGACACGTGGCAGGGCAGCGACGAAGCAGAGCACGAGCTGTTCGACTGGGTAGATGTTTTTGACACATATCTAGACAGGATCGGACTGCGGGCATACATGAAGTGTCGATACTTCCGTATGACGTCAGATAGGTTCTTCGATAGCTACGCGAACATGCTAGATCGCAATCAGTTCGACTTTATCTACATCGATGGCGACCACACCGCAGATCAGGTATGGAAAGACGGCGCAAAGGGCTGGAAGTATCTCAAGCAGGGCGGCATACTAGCTTTTGATGACTACGGTTGGGATGCAGGCAAGGGGCCAAAGTACAATCCAAAGCAGGGGATTAACACATTGCTAGAAGTATACGATGGAGAATACGAGCTCCTAGCAAAGAACTGGCAAGTGTGGCTGCGTAAGCTCTGATACGTGGATAACGGACATTACGAAATTTGATCTAATTATGGCGTATCTGCCATAGATTGCTAATTCCTAAAGATGAACAACAACATAGACAATACGACCCAGATGCTAGAAGATTCCTTCACCGGAGACGGTGCGGGCGGTTCATTCATGACCGAGGAAAATCAGTTAGCATCTGGGTTTCCTATTTATACTATGGATGAATCTTGGATTAAAGTCCATCGTAAGCTACAGAACCATTGGCTGTTTGAGAATCCTAACTATACTAACATCTGGTTAGTCATGTTGTTTAATGCCCAATGGGAAACCCGTAAAAGGGTACGTGATGGCATAATTGTAGAAGTGCAGCGTGGTGAACTTGTTATGTCTTACAAGACTATTGCGTTACGTAGTTATACTACTGAAAAGATGGTACGTAACTTTATAATGCACGCAAAAAAAGACGGCATGATAGAGTCAAAACAGGGCACGAAAACGGCACACCTAACTATTATAAACTATAACAAGTTACAAGGACATGAGAACGAAACAGGGCGCGATTCGGGCACGATTAGGGCGCAATCTGGGCGCGATAAGGGCGCTATAATAAGAAGTAAAGAAGGGAAGAAGGAAAGAATAGAAGAACAAATAGATAGTGTGAGTATGCGCTCGCGCGCATTCACGCGCCCAAGTTGTCAAGAAATCCTTGACTACTTCATTGAGCTAGGCAGCACGCAGGAGGAAGCAAACAAATTCTTCGACCATTACACAGCCAACGGCTGGAAAGTGGGCAAGAACGCTATGAAGGATTGGAAGGCAACAGCAAGGAATTGGAACAGGAACAAAAACAACTTTAGGAACAGCAATGGCACACAAAAACGAACACTCGGCGATCGCGAAGTGGAGATCGATTATCAAAAACTCTTTGCAGACAGCAATGAATGGCTCCGAAAGCGAGGCATCGAATCGAGCATTGGCGGTTTGGGTCAGGGAAATGGTTTTGCACTTGGCGATGGGTCGCAAAATCAAGATTGACGATATGCGCCTTGAATACTTTACTCAACAGCTTCTAGCAGACGGCTATCATCCCGACCAAGCGCAGCGAGCGCAAGACTGGATAATGAAGGGTGACTGGAAGTTTAAGGGAGTTGACCCAACGCTGGAGTTAGCGGACTTCTATCCAACGCCAGAGCAATACGAGCAAACATTACGCAAGACCAATGATCGCGTAGATGGTAACAGATACGAACCGAGGGAAGAAGTAAAGCCAGAGAAAAAATACCTGACTCAACAGGAACTTGACGAATGGGCACTTATCATTATCACGCAAAAAGAACCTAAATGGGGATTCAAGCTAGATGTCGATTGGATCAACAGGAATAGAGAGCGCGTTAGAACCGCTTAAATACTGCAGAGCGTCCAAAGTATCAAATGACGAATAAAAACGCGTCTACGGGGCTGGAAACGGCCTGCAAACAACTATTAAGAATTACTTAACAACTCAAAAACAACACGGAGGGTAAATATGAGGCGGTATAGAAAGCTAAATGAGGTGCTGGCAATGTCCGACACGATCCTGAAATACTTTGATGTGCACCGCTCGCGGTTCGTAACATGGGCTCTTAAACAGCCCGACCTATTCCCAGAAGTAGGCAAGCGCGCGATGCAGGATTATTTGTACATAGCACTCAATAGGCACATGATCCCTTCACACATAACAGACACTAGAAGAGCACTAAAAATCATCAAAGAAAAACATACCATGAGACCAAACACGCAAAACCCAGCTATCCTAAACCTTATAGACCAATTCTGCAAGCTCTATAACTGCACATGGGAGCAGCTTGTAGCGCAATCCCGCTTTCATTGGGTCGTAGAATGCCGCTACCTGCTCATGTACTTCCTGTTCACGAAGTACCGACTATCTAACTCATTGATAGCGCGGCTATTTAACAAGCACCATTCGTCAGTTATACACGCTTTGCGTAACATGCGCAACCAGATCGAAACTGATGCTAACTTCCGTGAATACGTCGAGCGCATGGAAACGCTGCTAGATATTAACTTTACCGTGCAAGTGGAAGAGATAGAGTAAAAACACAAAATGTAAAACTAGTTGAGGTCGTGTTTTAATGGGAAGACCTAGCATAGAATTGGACGAAGATCTGATCTTTCAAATGGCGAAGGAAGGGTGCAGCGTAGACGATATAGCCACGGAGTTCGGCGTTTCGGATTCGATAATCTACAAGAAGTATTACGAGACGTGGAAGGCGGGGCAAGCAGCGGGACGGCGTGCGCTGCATAAGCGTCAGTACGAGAAAGCTATGGATGGTGACCCGGGTATGCTGCGCTGGCTAGGTGCTAACAGGTTAGGGCAGTCTGACAAGGTGCACCAAACCAACGGCGTGCAAGAGATAGAAGTAGTAATCCGCAAACCCTTGAAAGCAGACAATGGCGAAATTGGAGATAGCAGACCCGCTACCAGCACAGATAGACTTCTGGAGCAATCCGGCGCGGCATAGGGGATTTGTAGGCGGTATCGGATCAGGCAAGACGCTAGCGGGCTGCGTAGAGGTTCTACGGCAGCCTGCGGGCACGTATGGTACAATCCTAGCACCAACGTACCCAATGCTCCGTGATGCTACGCAGCTCACTTTCTTTGACCTGTTTAGTCAGTACGTAGAGGAGCATAACAAGAGCGAAGGGGTGACAAAGCTCGTAAACGGGACTACGATCTTCTGGAGATCGGCAGATAAGCCTGATTCCCTGCGCGGCCCTAACCTAAACTGGTTTTGGTTAGACGAAGCGGACTACATGGATGGTGCGACGTGGGATGTTATGCTCGGCCGTATTCGCCGTGACCCTACCAGATGCTGGATTACAACATCGCCGAACGGAGATACCAACTGGGTATACGAGCGCATCTTCCGCAAGGCAACGGCAGGCAACACAGACTACTACGTCGTAACAGCCAAGACGCGCGACAACATCCACCTGCCTAGCGAATACGTACGTAACCTAGAAGAGACGTATACGAGCGAGTTTGCGCGGCAGGAGCTGGAAGGGGAATTCATCGGGCCAATGGGGCGCATCATGCGGAAAGAGTGGCTGCAATACGCTCTGCTTCCAGAAGATGACATAACCTACGTGATCGGCGTTGACTTGGCAGTAGGCATGAAGTCCAATGCAGACGATCGCGCTATCGTGGTCGTAGGCAAGCGTGGCACGACCTATTACGTCGCTGATGTGGTGTTTGGGAAGTGGTCATTTAACGAAACCAAAGACAAGATCAAGCAGACTGCCTACAACTGGAATGCGGTGCGCGTGTGCGTTGAGAACGTGGCGTACCAAGAGGTAATGGTACAGCAGCTCCGAGCCGAGACAATGCTTAACATTCAGGGTGTCAATCCACGGGGCCGCAATAAGCTCACCCGCTTTCTACCCATCGCAGGCAAGTATGAGCATGGCTACATCAAACATGTGAATAGCGTACCTTTGGAATTTACCGAACAGCTCCTTATGTTCGATGGCAAAGATGGGCGGCTGGACGATATGGTCGATGCTCTCATCTACGCTGTAAACGGACACGAATCAAACACTTACGTTTACGAGATATAGTGTTAATAGCTGATTACTTCCAGTCGCTTTTTGGTGTTAATAATAGAAAGCTCTTTGGTCGTAACAATCAAGCACTACCAAGCCCTAACGGCACGCAAGTCGGAGGGCGAATTGGCTATCCCTCAAAAGCTGGTTACCTTGCCAACGTAGAACACGGATTTAATCGCAACCCAGTTGTAGCGGCTTGCGTTGGTGTTTACGCATCTACGCTCAATGAGCCGCCTTTGGCTGCGATGTACGACGATGGTACGATCAATCGCAACCATCCTGTCAGTCTGCTGTTCCGCAAGCCCAATCCTCGGATGGGTCAAGCTGAATTCTGGCAGATTGTGTGGACATATCTAGCTATTGGCGGCAATGCTTACATCGTCAAGGTACGCTCCGCAATGGGCAACATCGTCGAGCTATATCCGTACTCGGATGCCCACGTTGCGCCACTGCTTAACGATTTGGGATGGGTGTACGCATACCGCTACCAGTCAGGTAACATAACGCAGGACTGGCCCGCGGAAGATGTGATACATATCCAGAATCCAGCATACCGCGATCCTGTAAATATGCACAAGGGCATAAGCCCTATTAGCGTTGCATGGGATAAGATCAACACATACAACGAGCTGCAAGCTACGATCTATTCGCTTGTGGCTTCAAATGCTATACCAAGCGGTATCTTATCAGCTCCGGGCGATGTTCCTATTTCACAGGTTGAATCTTTGCGGGCGCAATTGCGTAAACGCAAGGATGCCAACGGCAAAGATCGCACGGATGCAATCGTGCTAGGCAATGGCATGAGCTACCAGCAGATGGGCCTAGATGCCCAGAAGCTGCAAGCGATTGAGACAACGCAGGAACTTGAGACGGCGATCTGCGGTGCATTCCGCATCCATCCAGCGGTAGTGCTTACGAGCGCAGGACTGGCTCGGAGTACCTACAACAACCTTGCAAGCGCGTACCAAGAATATACTACTTTGACCCGCGTTCCGTTCTGGAATGCGCTCGAAGAGCAGCTCGAATCGGGATTGCGTAAGGAATTCCCAGACGTTCAGCTTGCTTTTGATACATCAGAGGTGCAGGCACTACAACCAGACGCGGAAGCTATCCAAAAGCAGGCACTAGAGCAGTTCACTGCGAACATCATCACGCTGAACGAAGCACGCGCAACGCTCAAGTACGAAGATGTAGAGAACGGCGATGTTTTTGCATACGAACAGCAGCCGGCGGGCGGCTTCGGTGCGTTTAGCGCTGATGAGCCAGAGGCAAAGCAGCTGAAAGCCCCTTATGATGAGATCGACTTTAGCCCGCCGCAGGGTGTGCGCGATGAAGCTGCGAAGGGTCTAGAATGGCGCGAGGAATACGGACGCGGTGGAACAGAAGTAGGTGTGGCACGCGCTCGCGATCTGTCGAACGGTCGCAACGTATCACCCGATACAGCGCGTCGTATGGCTTCCTACTTTGCACGTCACGAAGTAGACAAGCAGGGCGAAGGATGGCAGCCAGATCAGGACGGCTTTCCCAGCGCAGGACGCATAGCGTGGGCATTGTGGGGCGGTGACGCTGGGCAGACGTGGGCAAATAAGCTAGTCGGTCAAATGGACAACGAAGATGAGCGCGAGGGCAGAGCATCCGCACCAGTACAGAACGCAGACCCAATCGAAAGCGTAGAAGGCCGCAAAGTAAAGTGGCACGAGCCGGAAGCGGTTAAATACTGGCAGAAGCAAGAGGACGTGGTACTGAAGGCGCTCGCACCTACACAGAAAGACGTTGCCGACATGATGAAGCGTGTAGAGCGCGCCGTCATGAAGCAAGTAAAGTCTGATCGTTTTGTTGGCGTCAACAAAATGGTCAAAGCCCCGCAGGATGCGATCAACATCGCAGAGCTTGTTAAGCAGTTTATGGTAGCCAACCGTGAGACGCAGGACGTTCTACGCACCCGCATAATTGAGCTAACACTTGAGAGCGTGGGCGGTGATCTCACACAAGTGCAGAGCTTTACCGATCAAATCCGCGATGAGCAGATCCGCAAGATGACGCAGAACATGACGGAGTCTGTAACCACTACGAAGCGCGATGTGGCAAAGGTTCTTGAAGCCAATGCAGGGCAGCCGGTCGATGTAGTGCAGGCGGCATTGCAGAAAAAGTTCACAGAGCTTACGACATCACGCGCAAAGATGATTGCTACGACGACATGCAAAGCGCAGGCGAGCGTGGTACAGCGTCAGACAGTCAAGCGTGTTAACCAGCGGGAAACTGATCCAAAGCGCAAGGTAGTGCAAGTCTGGCTATCCCAGCGTGATGCTGATGTACGTGAGACGCACGAAGAGCTGGATGGTAAGTGGATCGAGGAAGGCGAAACATTCGATCAGTACGTGGATGGTGCGGGCGAAGGCCCCGGACTGGGTGAGCCAAGCGAGGCGATCAACTGCCGCTGCACACTACGACCTGTTCGCAAATCAAGAATAACGAGCGACGTATAATGAAGTACAAGAACATACCAGTAGAATTTAAAGCCGATGAAGAAGGCAGCGTTGAAGCGTTCGTGAGCGTTTTCGGCAATGTCGATTCATACGGCGATCGCGTTATTTATGGCGCATTTAAGGAGAGCATAGAGGCAAAGCTACCAAAGATGGTATGGCAGCACGATATGCAGCGCCCGATTGGTAAGACGGTTCTAGCAGAAGAGATACCAGCGGGCGATGCGCGTCTGCCAGAGCGTCTACGTGAGAACGGAGCGCTATATGTAAAGGGCCTATTTAACCTTAACACTACCGACGGCAAAGACGCATACGAGCACATCAAATTCGGCAGCGTCGATGAATACAGCTTCGGATATGAAGAAGTGGAGACAACACCGCTCGCAGATGGTACAAAAGAACTCAACAAACTGAACATAATCGAATGGTCTCCGGTTACGGTAGGGGCTAATCCCATGACCATGACAAGTAACGTTAAAGCTATGACACTCGAAGAAAAGCTGGATGTAGCGGCTACGCTTATCAAGCAATCAGAAGAGCACGCACTCGCATACGCGGATATGCGTAGTAAAGCGGGGCGCGTTCTCAACTCTCGAATCCGAGGCATGATCCTTTCACTTGCCGATCAACTGAAAGACGTGTCGAAAAATCTGTATCAGCTACATGCCGAGACAGACCCAATACCAAAGGCAGACGATAAGGAGATTAAGCGCAAGCAGCTCCTATCGCTTATGCAAACAATTAACACAATGGAGATAATCTAATGACGTGGGAAGAAATCCTTGCCGCTTTGGATGCCGTTCTCGCCGGGACATTTGAAACACCGGAAGCAATGGCAGCTGAAGTAGCAACAATCCGCGAACAGATCGCGGCGCTTCTTGCAGAAGCATCTGAAGAAACAGCCGAAGTTGAAGAGGTATCGGCAGCAGTAGAAGGCGCAGCAAAGGCACAAGCCAAGCTCGCTCGTATCATGACAATCATCCAACAAAAGAAGGCGCTTAACGATATGAAGACAAAGAACGCTTCAGATCTTAACGCACTCAAGACAGCGGCCCCAGTACCTTCTGGATTCGTTGCAGAAGGCGCAAAGATCACAGGCCAGCACTACCGCGGCAAGGCATTTAAGCAGTTCGGCAGCGAAGCAGGAGCAGCAGCATACAAGGCAGGACGCCAGATCGCTGCTTACCTTGGCGATGCTAACTCGGCACAATGGTGTAAGGATAACGGCGTACCAATGCAAAAGACAATGGCAACAACGAGCAACTCGCTCGGCGGTTTGACTGTTGTTGATGAGCTTGACCAAGCCATCCTGTACTACCGCGAAGAGCGCGGCGTAGCTCGTGGTATCATGGACGTAGTATCTATGAACAGCGAGACACGCACAGTAAACCGCAACGTAGGCGGCACGACTGTATACGCACTTGGCGAAGGCCAGAGCTACACAGCTTCAGATGTTCAGTTCAGCGGCGTACAGCTTACAGCCAAGAAGTTCGGTGCTCTTACACAGAACACGATTGAACTCGGCGAAGATTCATACGCAGCAATCGCAGAAGAGATTGCAAAGGATCACGGCTACGCTCACGCTGTACAAGAAGACAAGGTTGCTTTCTTGGGCGATGGTACTTCAACGTACAACAACCTCGTAGGTTTGACCGAATCATTCAAGAAGCTCGTTACTGACATCGGCGGCACATGGGCAACGGATGCTAACAAGGCATACGCAGCGGGCGTACAGGTAGCATCGGGCGCAACGCTAGCTACTATCACGCTGTCAGACATCATCAAGACGCAGGCAAAGGTTGCCACATTCCCCGGAATGAATAACCGCTTCTATACACCTTCGCAGATTTGGTACGGCACGATTGTTCCTCTGATCCAAGCAGCAGGTGGTAACACATCAACACAGATTGTTGACGGCGTAACACGTCAGTTCTTCAACGGTGCTGAAGTTGTCTTCACAGATGAACTCTACACGCCGCTTCTGTCAGCAGAGAACAGCCAGTTCGTACTGTTTTATGGTGATGCTGCTCAAGCTGGTTTGTTCGGCGATCGTCGTGGTCTTTCAATCACAAGCTCGCAAGAAGTTGGCTTCCTGACAGACACGCAGTACAACAAGTCCACAGCTCGCTACGGCGTAAACTGGTGGAACATCGGTAACGCTTCAACAACAGCATCAGCACGTCAACGCGGCGCGCTTGCAGCTCTTGTAACAAAGAACTCATAAGGTGACCCAATGAATAACTTGCAAAACGTAAAGGTTGTAAACGTAACGCCGCCTGCCGCTATCAAGGATAACGCTTCGTTCGCTACAACAACAATCGACACCATCGGCTTTAACAAGGTAGCTATCTACTTTGCACTCGGCGCAACTGACATCGCTATGACTGCTCTTAAGGTTCAAGAGTCTGACGATGCAGGCATGAGCGGAGCCGCTGATATTACAGGTGCTGTATACGGCGCGACAGGTGCTCCAGCACTTCCGAGCGCAGATGATGACAACAAGATCTTCGGATTCTTCATCGACCTCAAAGGCCGCAAGCGTTATCTAGATGTAGTTGCTACGGCTGGTGATGGCTCTGCCGGCACTTTCGGCGCATGCACGGCTCATCTTTACAACAGCTTGACAACGGAAGACAACGCTACGCAGCGCGGTCTTGCAGCTAATCTGATTGTCTAAAGTGACATGACTACGGGGGCTACGGCCCTCGTGGTGATCTCACTTGAAAGCACATGATAACACTATCCAACGCAGGCGCAAGAGTTGACTTGCAGATACGCAAGGGTGGGGCATTTGCTCGCACACTTACCTACAAAGTCAACGGCGCTGTTCAGAATATCACGGGCTATACGTTCGCGGCTCAAGTGCGTACGGTATCGGGCACGCTCGCCGCTACGTTTACATGCACGATCGTAAGCGCAGTAGCAGGCACGTTTAGCATTGTGCTTACGAGCGCTGAGACGGCGGCCCTTGTAACCACGACCGAATACAAGTGGGATTTAGAAGTTACGATTAGCGGCGTTGTTACCGAGCTTTTGCGAGGTGATGTTACGGTAGTTGACGAGGTGACAACGTGAGCACCATCAACGTAAGGCAAGACACGGTAAGCGTAGATATCAAGCAGTACGATGTAGTGCTAGATATTGTTAGCGGCGGAATTGTTCCTGCGGCGATTGATACGACGCTGGTAGCATCTACGTCGCTATCCGCTTTGCGATGCATTACAACGGATTCTAGCGGCCTTGCAAAGTATGCTACGCCAGACTCGCTTGCTAATGCGGTAGTAATTGGCATAAGCACAACATCAGCAAGCACGGGGCAGAACATCACAATCAAAACAAGCGGACAGATTACGGACGCTTCGTGGAGCTGGACAAAGGGCGCTATCTATTTGGGGGCTAACGGCTCGCTAACGCAGACTGCTCCCACGGGTGGTAGCATCGTAGTCCACGTAGCAAAAGCAATCACAGCAACAACACTAATCATCGACATAGACACAATTATTCAAACGGTGTAAACAATGGCAGACAAGTACATAAAAAACAACAGCGGTCAGCTCGCAGAAGTTGAAGCTACCGTAACATCATCAGGTGCAGGCAACGCAGGCGATATTGTCGCACTCGATGCTTCGGGGAAGCTCGATACTACGGTTCTCCCTACCGGCATAGGAGCGCAGACAAAGCTCGCAGCCACATCAGAGAACTTGAGTGCGGGCGATATTGTGAATCTCTACAATGATTCAGGCACAATCAAGGCACGCAAGGCAGACGCAAGCAACGGACGCCGTGGTCATGGCTTCGTACTATCGTCAGTTACAAGCCCTAACAATGCAACGGTATATCTTGATGGCTCAATTACAGGGCTTACCTCGTTGACACCGGGCGCTGTATACTATCTCAGCGGATCAACTGCGGGCGGTATTGTATCAACAGCACCAAGCACAAGTGGCTATATCTCGCAGGAATTGGGTGTCGCATTGTCGGCGACTGAATTGCACTTTGAAGAACAGCAACCAATCACGTTGGCTTAATCAATGGCAGTCAAAAAACCATTAGTCCTAGCGTCTGGCCAGATACAGGAACTGCAAAGCTCCGATGAGATCAACATAGACGCAAGCGACATCACGACAGGCACGGTAGCTACGGCACGGCTTGCGAGTGGCACGGCCAACAACACGACGTTTTTACGTGGTGACCAGACGTGGGCCGTGCCTGCTGGCGGTGGTGGAAGTACAGACACTCCATTGCATCCATTTCTACTCATGGGGGCATAATGCCGAACACCTATAAAGTTCTTGGACAGTTAGCGCCTATCAATACAACAGCGGCAACACTGTACACAGTGCCGAGTGCAACGTCAACTGTTGTCTCAGCTATTACTGTGGCTAATGTTACCTCTGGCGGCACGACTGCCTTGTATAGGATTGCGATAAGACCAGCGGGGGCAACACTTGAACCAAAGCATTACATTGCATTTGACGTGACAGTATTACCCAATGATACGATTACGCTTGTGTTAGGTATTACATTGGCAGCAACTGATGTAATAACGGTTCGGACTTCAGTCGCTGATACGATTGCTTTCTCTGCGTTTGGCTGTGAGATTACGTGAGCATAAGATCAGCACGATATAACTTGCTGCAGTTGCGAAGGCCGAAAAGCAATAACATGCAAATCATCGAGTTGTATGGGTGGGCTTTTTGTGCCGCTGCGTCAACTACTGGACAAGTAGGTATACGAGATTCCAGAGAGCAAAAAGCAACCATAGGCCTTGTTAAAGATTTGCGAAATGCACGTCTCTATGAGAAAATGAAAGCTGTGTATCCTTTTGTCGGGGCTACTGCAACTACTCACATGTTTAATTTGATTGATCCGCGCAATGAAAATTCGGCTTTCAGGTTGAGCTTTAGTGGAGGGTGGACGCATAACTCAACAGGTGCGGCAGGCAATGGGACTAATGCATGGGCGAACACTAATCTCAACGCATTTAATAATCTCACTAATGGAGATTTTTCTATTTCGGCTTATGTAGTAACCGGTAGTGTAAACAGTCAAAATTATACAGGAGAAATAAATTGCAATGCAAACCCTTACAATCCAGCAGGATTAATTGGACTTCGTGTATTTAATCGAGCCATAGGTTTAGCACAATTTAATGGTGGTGATGATCGCACAGAGAGCGCTGCAGCATCATCTACCACTATGGGCTTTGCTGTTGGGAGTGAGACATCGAACTCAAATAGAAAATTTTACAAGAACAATTCTTTGCTTGCTACAAATACCACAACATCTACAACAGCTTTGCAAAATGGCAATCTATGGCTCATGTGGGGTGGTTATGAATTCGCACTCTCGAAATTGGCTTTTGTACATGCTGGTTCGAGTTTGACAGATTCGCAAGCGTCTACACTCTATACGATTGTTCAGAGATACCAAACAGCATTAGGGAGACAAGTATGATTTTAACCGAGATACCTATTTACCAACTTGTCAACTACTGCGCCAAGCTGACAATAGAGCAAGCGGACTCGCTGCGTGGTCAGGTGTTCTTGCAGGATAGCTATTTCAATCCTATTCAAGACATCGAAGACAACTGGATTATCTCTGCGCAGGAAGTGGCGTACTGCGCTAACCCAGAGTTCCTATGGATCAAAGACCTTCCAATGATACCGTTCGTACCGAAGCCAGCACCGCCGTTGTTCGGAGGTGAAGCGTGACAATAGAGACTCTATTCGGCGTCATCATGAGCACCATGCTTGCCATCATCGGCTTCTGGGTGAAGACGCTAGTCAATGACTTCCGCGAGACACGTGATAACGTAATTGCTATGCATGAAGTCATGAGCAATACAACCAACGAAATCATTGCTCTCAAGAAATCAGATGAGCTAATCACACAGCGCATCGTTGAAATCATCGAGCGGCTGGTAAGATTAGAAGAGCGAACAGGTAACACAGACCCAAAACCACGTAAGGCATACAAGCGTGCTGTCAGATGACCCAATCATATCGAAGGTTGTACTGCGTTATAAGTTCTGGCCCAAACGGCAGGACTACGTACCACCTATTGAGCGCGTGCCGCTAGCAGACGAATTGCAGCCGCATGTTCCACGTGAAACAAAGACATTAGCATTTACGGGATACATGAAACTGATCCCGCACATTTTTACAATTATCAAAGGTGCTTTAATGAGCAACTGGAAAACAACGGTCACAGGCGTAGTAGGTGCATTGGCTGTATTAGTCAATTCAATTACTGGCGTTGTGATTCCACAGGACGCAATTATTGCCGTCGTACTTTTCGCACTCGGATTCTTTGCAAAGGATGGTAAGAGCAATGATTGATTTTAGCAAGATTAAAAACAAGGCTATCGTGACAATCAATCACGGTGCAAAAGACATTGACGTAGAAGTAGTAAACGATACTCCGAGCGCATGTGTAGTCAAGCTGCCAGACGGATCGATTATGACAGTAGGCAAGATGCACGTAAAGGCAATCAAGCCAGAGACCCCAGTACCATCTGCAATCAAGGAATAAGCAATGCCTCTCGTATCGCGCGCAATAATCAAGCAGGACTGGCTAAACATCGCAGCAATCGACACAAGCCGCGACGGTCTTATAGATCGTCTTATCGGCTATGTAGATAATGAGATTAAAGACATCTGCAATCAGCCAATCATTCAGGAAAGCGTAACTGCTTACTACGAAGGCACGCGCGATACGTTGCTTCTAACAGGTTATACCGTGCCGGTGACGTTGACTACGCTTAAATATAGAGATAGCTACGGAGATACATTTGCTTCCGTCACCGGCACTACTAATCTTGTTGACATTCGCGGCGTTAAATATCTCTACCTTGAAGATGGTTTCATCAACAAGCAGTACGAAGCGGTCATGTCAATCGGCTATACTAGCATCCCGAGCGTGATCGAGATCTGCGCTGCGGAGATGGTGACCGAGTTGTATATGGAGACACCATTCGCACCGCAGGCAAACCGATTCGGGGTGACAGCTATCACGGAAAGTGAAGGCGGTATGTCCATATCAAAGACTTTGCAGGCAATGCGTACGCGCGTTAAGCCACGGCTTGCACCATACACGCGCGTGACGATATGAGCGACATCTCACAAAGATTAGCACGGCTGGAGCGTGGTATATTGGCAGCGGTTAAGGAGGTTACGCAAAACATCCCTTACGAGTTGCAGATATACACGGAAGACTACCTAAACCCAAACGAATCTGGGCAGAAGACGGCAAAGAGTGGACGCCGTTACTATCCCAACAACAACACAAGCGGCAAGCTACGTACACTTTACGGTAACATTGCGCGATCGCTTGAGCCGGGCGGTAAAGGCAACTTCAACAAGGTAGAGTTTCGCAATGGCAAGTTTGAAGTTGAGTACGGATACGATCCCGAAACGCAAGTAATATCCAACGGCAAGACCATCAGTTTGAAGTATGCGCTCTATAACGAATTAGGCGCAAAGGATAGGAACGCTAAAAAGGGATTTCGCGCGCGTGCAAGGCCATTCCTAAAGCCGGGCTTTGCTGCATACATGAGAGACGCTAACGGATATAAAGCCCTTATCAAAGAGCTTGAAACTACGATCGTAGATGAGTTTATGCAGGAGTTCGGATAATGGCTACCAATTCGATGCAGTACATTGTAGATACAATCATTGATGCTCTGAACAGCGACGGCAATCTTACGCCGCGTCGTATATGGAGGCCAGATGCGTACGAGTCAAAGACTACAATCTGCTATCCATACATTAGCCAGATGCAGTACGACACGGACGCAGAGACGGGCTTGAGCTTGGGGCTTGGGCGTGCGCTAGTTGAGATCATGTGCAACGCAATGATAGAGGCAGACCCTAGCGAACTAGGCATAGCTAACGAGCGGGCGGGCGATATTGCTAGCCGAATCAAGTACGCACTAGAGACGTACGACCTCGACGCAATAGGCAGCAATAACGATGGAAGATTTTACACGGCTATTACGTCAATGCACGTAGATGGCAACGTAGGCGAATTCAACACAGGCAGCAATAAAATCCAGATGGGTATTGCTGTCACTGTCACTTTTGTTATACGACCGGTCTAGGACACATGGACACACAGGACACACAATTAGATACCTTCCCCGTCAGCTTCTGCGTTATCGCATCGCATGACGATATGCACAAGAGTATGCAGGGAATGCTCCGTTCACTACCAAAGAATGCGGAGGTTTGCATCCTGCTAAATAAGCAGGGGCGCGAGCATCACGTAAGCGATACGGTAGAGCATACCGACGAACACCACACGATCCGCTCACGTGAATGGACGTACGAGAAGGGAAAATTTAGCTTCGCACAAGCTCGCAATCTATGCGGTCAGATGGCTACGAAGGAATGGATATTCTGGATGGACTGCGACGAATACCTTTGCGAGCAGCAGCACGAAGGCATAGCAGAGGCAACACAAAGGCACGGCGGCGGCGTAGGTGGTTTTATGGCGGGGCAAGCGTCGCTGTCATGCTATAAGAAGCTGATCGGCGAAGCAAACGAAAACGAATACTTTAACATCGGGCAACTGCGGATGTATCGCAACACTCCAGAATTCTATTGGGAAGGTTACGCACACGAGCAGATTGCACACACTATCCGCGGTGCTGGATACAGCATCGTTGATACAACTATCACGATCGCACACAATGGTTACAGCGGCGAAAGTGAAGTGCTCAAGAAGAAGCTCATACGCAATACTACTCTGATCGGCAGATGGTTAGCAGAGAACAACGAAGAGCACGGACTGCATACATTCTATCGCGATACATACGTTCGCGATTTAACAGCACTTATAAAAATGGAGAAATGAAATGGCACTATCTGGTTTCGTGATTAATGGTGGACGTAAGGCAGAGTTCTTTACGGTTACCGTTGGCACAACACAGACAACCTTTGCATCTTCAACTCCTGTCTATACTTGTGATTCGCAGATCACGTCAGACGGGGCTAACGATGACAACGGTATTCGCACATGGACATTAGACCAAGTACAAGCAGACAAGCTGTACTGGGACTTCGTCCAGACGTACGCACCTGCTTCTACATCATCAGCTACAACGGAAGAACTGACGATGGAAGACGGCGAAATCATTAGCGGCACATCAGCGGGCAGCACGACACTTGCTATGCTTGTACGCGGCGCAACGATCAAAGACGGACCGGGCAACGGCAAGCGTCTTGCATGGGCTGGACTCGTTAAGGTTTCAAAGTCTTCTGGCTCTGTAAACTTTGCTGGTACAGCTTACGTTAAGCCAACGCTTACGGCTATTGCAACAAGCATTACAACGAATCTTGTTTTGCCATCGGCTGCATTAGCATCTTATGTCGGTTCAACAGCCGTAACACCAGTTACTGTTACAATCGCAGCATCTACATATCCTTACGGTAAGATGCTTGTCGATCTCGACATTGTATAAATAGCGTAGCGATACGCATACTGGGGGCTGGTACTGGCGATCTGTGTCCCGTCAGTTACTAGCCCCCTATTTTTAAGGACACACAATGAAACTTAACGGCATAGAAATAGACCATCTACCGGTCACGCTACGCAATCAACAGATTTGCAAAGACTGGTATCAGCGCATAAGCAATCACGTACAGCAAAGAAGCGTCGAGTATATGCTCCGCACGATTGCACGATTGCGGCACGGTAGCGAAGAGTTAGCCGAGCTTATCGACGAAGTGGGCATGGTCAACAATGTAACGCTTCAGGCGCGAATTGTGGCCCTAATAGAGGCACATAAAGCGCAGCACGAATACGAGAACGAGCAGCGCAAAGCAGCAAAGCAAGCCGAGCTGGAATACGAACCAATGACAGCGGAAGCAGCAAAGGCCATAGCAGAGCAGGAACTCAAAGATTCGTTGGTTGTCTTGCTAAAAGACAGCCCGGAGATAGGGCGGCAAATGTACTTTAACTTGGACGCTTTCCCGCAGACGATGGAGTCTATGCTGATGGGCATTGACTGCATACGGGCTACGGTCGATTATAGCAAGCTATCAGAGAATGAATCGGACGCTATCAAGAGCGCAAACGATAGCGAATTTTGGCAGGACGTGACGGCCTCGGAGGTGGCTCAATACGTCGATCGATTTCGCAGCTCACACAAGCAATGAACTATTTGAAGTTTGGCGGGTGACTTTGTGGAAAATTCACGATGTGAAGCTGTTAGACAAGTACGGATTCTCGCAAGAGCATCCTAACTTTACAATGGACATAGACGATAACTACACCGACACGTTACCAGCTACCGCATCATCTATGGCAATGGCACTCCAATACGCTCCCGAATGGGGATTGAGTTACTACGAAGTAATGGATATGGCGTATGCGGAATTCTACAAGCTGGTAAACATCCAAAAAGCAATTAACTATAAGAAGCCGTGGTGGACTGGTGATGTAGGCGAGCAAGCGTACATGTACGAAAAAGCTAGCGGCAAGCGTCTCAACAAACCTCGAAGGACACACAATGAATTTTGAACCTATCCCGCTATCAGTAGCGAACGCGAAGCTCCTGCAAGAATGGCAAGGCAAGATCAGCGCATACATTGAAGAGCATAGCAAAGATCGCATCATGGCAAGCGTATCGAAGATGTATGCAGAAGATGCAGAGTTTGCCGTACTTGTGGATAAAGCAATACTAAACGGCGGAACTTTTACAGAGCTTGACTTGACCGAATGGGCAAAGAGCAACATGATAAAAGCAGCCGCATTGCATCGCCAAATGCAGGAGCTACCGCACACAATGAGCGCGCTAATGCTCGGCATTGACTGCATCAAAGCGACGGCAGATAAGAGCAAGCTATCGGAACAGGACGCAAAAGATTTTGAGACCGAAAGATTCTGGCATCACGTAACAATCGCGGATGTGCAGAAGTATTGCAGCACCCTACTTGAAATGAAGTAATGGCAGAAAAAGCTACCGTCAGTATTGGCCTAGATTTAACCACGCTCAAGAAGTCGCTAGCCGATGCGCTTGCACAGATTAACAAGCTAGGCAATGCCAAACCGAGCGTTAAGGTTGACGTCAACGATAACGAAGTTGATGCAGCCGATAAGAAGATTGACGGTTTATCTAGGACTGAAACTGTAAAGGTAGATGTAGACACCAAAGGCGCGGACGCTGCAGCTGGCGGGCTAGGGAAAAAGCTCGGAGGCCTCGGGGCTCTAGCAGGCGGTGCTCTTGGTGGCGCTGCCTCGCAAGCGTTATCTGGTATCGTAGGCGGTCTCAAAGAAGGCGCACTCGCAGCGGATGAATTTCAAGATTCGCTAGAGGTAGCGTTTAAGGCACAAGGCATAGCAGACGTAGACGCTGAAATTGAGAAAGTGTCGAAGTCATCTCTTGAGCTTGCCAATAATTTAGGGCAACCGGTCGCACGTACGCGCGAGCTTGCTGTATCCGTTGCATCATTGGGCGGCTTTACAGGTGAGAGCGCACAGGATTTGACAAAGCTCGCCGCTGGACTTGAGACGTTCACCAACGGAGCGGTTAAGGGCGAAGCAGTAGCAAAGGCATTTGCACGAGGCATCAACGATCCCGAAGGCGCGGCGGCTATTGAGAACTTGAGCAAGAAATATCCGCAGCTTGCAGAGGTATTGAAGTCGAATATCTCACCTGCTGAAAAGCTCAAGAAAGCTAACGAGCAGCTTGGTGAATCATTCAAGACGGTAGCAGATCAGCAGGGCGATGTAGGCGGTATTCTTAACAAGCTGCAAAACCAGCTAGGCGAAGTATTTGAGAAGATAGGCTCGCAGTTACTGGAAGCGTTGATACCATTAGCGCAAACGTTGCTGCCTGTGTTGGAATCGCTGCTGCCTGTATTGCAGGGTATCTTAACGCCGCTCGCTCCTATCCTACAACAGATTGGCGGAGCTATCAGCACGCTTGTATCTTCGTTGTCGGGGCCGTTGCTATCTCTTATATCAGCGGTGCTTGAACCGTTGTTAGGATTGATACAGCAGCTTGTTCCTGTGATATTGCAAGTAGTCAATACTGCAATGGTTCCGTTTACGCAGATCATCAACATTTTGGCTGACACTTTCCGTCAGTTATTCCCTGCGTTACAGCCGATCTTTGACGTGATAATACAGCTACTGCCTACTATCGCGCAGCTTTATGCTCAAATTGGAACAGCGCTAGTACCTGTTATTGGTGCACTAGCAAAACTGTTTATTACGTTGGTTAAAACGATTACAGAAAACAAAATACTTATGTCTGCGCTTAACCTTGTGTTGAGTGCAGCGATAGGTATCGTTCAAGGATTGGCTGGAGTATTGCAGTTTTTTGCGGCCGTGGCCACATCGGTAATAGGTATTGTTGATAATTTATATCAATACTTACTGCGTCTCATCAATGCAATAGCATCGTTTGATTTGACGGCTATTAAAAATGCTTTGCTTGGCATTGACGATACCAGCGCGAAAACTACCGGTGCATTAAAAGAACAGACAAAAGCAACGGAAGATTTGAATGAAGCATCAAAGGATTTAGGCGACACTAACAAAAAGTTAAAAAAAGACCCGCCTCCAGTTGACCCAGAGAAAGCAAAGGCAGCAGCCGAAGCACTACGCAAAGCCAAAGAGGAGCTAGCAGGATTGACCGCAGAGCAGGCAAAAGCGCGGGAACTGGCAGCAACGGACACAATAGCAAGCGATGAAGAGCGTGCAAAGAAGCGTATTGAGATTGAGCAGAAGTACGCAATAGCTGCAATCGACGAACAGCGCAAACAGCTTAAGAGTACAGGCAAACTTCGTACGGCAGAAGAGGCGGTAATCAACAAGCGCATTGAGATATTGCGCGAAGAGAACGGCCGCAAGATTGCAGAGATAGAAGCGAAGGCCAGAGCGCAGCAGTTAAAGGCAGAAGAGGAACAGCAAAAGAAGCTGGACGATATTACGGCCAAGTTTGCAGCGCAGCGTGTGGAGAGATTAAAAGCACAGCTAGCGGCGGGCAATGCAGGCGTAGCTAATGAGCTGCTATCAGCGCAGCGTGCCGTTATTGAGGGCAGTTTAAGCGCAGGCATTGACGCTATAATTGAACAGACTCCAGCGTACAAGGAAGCAATCGAGAAGCTAGCGCAGCAGTTGCAGCTCGGCTTGATTGATCCCTCTACGTTCAAGGCAAGTGCAGCGGAGGCACGGCAGCGCATCTTTCAAGAGCTACAATCGTTGCCAAGCGATACGTCCAATATCTACGCATTGCAGATTCGCGCTGCATACCAGCAGAGCGCAGATGAAATTGCGAAGGGCACGGCGGACATTGTAGCGCAGATTAGGCAGCAACAGGTAAAGCAGGCGGGAGAGATATTTGCGGACTCATTGCGTGGCATTGGTGAAGCTCTGCGCTCGGTAGATTTTGCGACTATCTACGGCGAAGCTGCGGACAAAGCGGCGGCCTTGAATGAAGAGCAAGAGAAGTTAATCGAAAACTTGCAGGATGGTACGGCGACGTACCAAGATTCGGTGGATCAGCTTGCCAACTTACAGGCACAACAGGAACAGACGGCAAGTGCGACGGCTACGGCTTTCTCGCAAGCGTTCCAAGCTATTGCAGATCAGCAGGCGCAAGCAGCGCAAGACGGTATTAATACGGTTAACGCTGCACTAGAACGTAGAAAAGAGATAGCTAAACAAGAGATTGACCTTGAAAAACTAAAGGCGGCGGAAGTCAAGGCGCTGCAAGATCAGGGTATCAAAGACAAGGAAGTTTACGAGGCAGCACTCAAGGCCATAGAAGATAAGTACGCACAGGATCGAGCCAATCTTAAGAAAGAAGATGAGAAACTAGCAAAAGAATCCGCAGAGGTACAGAGCGCGGCACTTGACCAAATAGCCGTATCTGCGGGTGCTGCTTTTGCATCTCTTGTAGCGGGCGGGGAAAGCGCGGGCGAGGCACTCAAGAAAGTAGTCGGCTCGACTGTTAGCGCATTGCTTGACCTATATACGCCGTCCATTGTGGCCTTGTTTAGCTCGGTTATCCCGCCTCCATTTGGACAGATTGCGGGCTTGGCAGCCGTGCAAGCATTGAAGGCATTATTGCAGTCCGCATTATCGGGCTTTGAAGAGGGCGGTTACACAGGCAACGGCGGCACAAAGCAAGTAGCGGGCGTAGTCCACGGGCAAGAGTTCGTGATGACCGCAGAGACTACACGCAAGAACAGGGCGCTGCTTGAGCACTTGCATAGTGGCAAATCGCTTGAATCGTTCCCTGCTTTGCAGAAGATGCTTGCGGATAACCAGATTAGCACGATACCGGTAACGGAATTGCAGCTTATGCGCTCGGAGCTATCGGCTATTCGGCAGCGTCTGGATTCAATGCCGAACGGAATACAAGGCAACATGGGCGTAGATGTGCAGGTAGGAATGGACACGTACCTTTACGAGCGCGACCGCTCACGAATGATTGCAAGAAAGTTGAGAGGATAACATGCCAGCAAAGAGTAACTGGACAATGACGCTGTACGGCAGCAATACAGATACAGCTACGACAACAAGCGACGCGACGTATGGCGGGGCAATGATGCTTATATC